TCCTCGTAGCTGGTGATCGTCGCCGGGAACGTCCGGTTCGGCACCGCGGGGGCGCCGCTCGGGTAGTCGCCGAACGCCTCCGGCAGCCAAGGCACGAGCACCCGGATGTTGCTCCAGGACAGCCCACGCCCGTCCGTCCAGTGCACGTACGCCCCGATCGTCGGCGTGATGGTGGCGCCGGCGATCGCGGTCCCGAAGGTCACCGCGGCCCCGCCGAGATCCGTCGCAATCTGGAAGTCGTTCGCCGTCCGGTTCACGACGTAGTAGGTCGTGCCGGCGGTCACACCAGCGCCGAGCGGAGCCCCAGAGAACACGACCCGGTCGCCGTTCTCGTAGGCGTGCCCGACGTAGCCGATGACGTTGCTGGCGTCGAACGTGAAGCCGCCGGTGTTGGCGACAGGGATCGACGCCGCCACGGTCCACGTCACCGTGAGGGCGCCCGTGGTGTTCGCGGTGACGACACCGAGCCCGGCGTGCGCGGGGCAGTCCGCTTGGCCGTAGGTCGGCCGGATCAGCCGCAGCTCCATGCCGACGAGCGTGCTGGCCGTCAGCGAATCGGACACGTTGACCGTCGTGCCGGAGATGCTCGTAACCGAGAGATCGCGGCCGTTGTAGGTCAGCGCGAACTGCGGGGCGTACGGGATCGCGTCCCCCAGCAACCCCTTCGGGTTGTTGTTCGACTGCCCCCAAGAGACGACAGCGTATTCGTTGCCGTCCCGCAGGCGAGACGCGAAGGAGAAGGTCACTGCAGCAGGTCGCGCCCGTCATCGGCGGGCGGCAGCGGCATCGACGGCAGGGGCATCGACGGCGGCAACGGCACGAGATCCTCCGGCAGAGCGCCGGGGGCGAGCTGTTGCACCGGTGTCTGCACCGGCGTCGGGGTGAGGTGCGTATCCGCCTCGGGGGCGGCACCGGCGCCCGCGTCGAGGCGGCGGATCTTGCGCAGCTCCTGCAGCCGCTGGTAGACGTCGGTCGGCATCGACCCCTCGGTCGTCGCCGCACTCGGCAAAGCCGAGGGCGTCGTCGGCGTCAGCAACACGTCTTCGGGCTCCTCCGGCAGCACGACGATGTACTTGTGCACCGGGCCGTGGTACACGTAGACCTGCCCGCGCGTGCGCCGGCAGTGCATCGAATCGTAGTGGTCCGCAAGAGCTCGAACTCGCATCACAGACTCCAGCCCGAGGGGTAGGTGGTCAGGGGTACTTCCGATTGAGTGTCGAGCGTAACGTACGCGCTCAGAACACCACCGGAAAACAGCGCGGCGCCCGGGGCGAGCGCGGTGGCGGTGACCGTCACGCAGAGGCCCATGTAGGCCCTGCCGATGGACGCGAGGGTCGGCAGCTTCGGCACCACCAGCTCGTAGGAGGTGCCGCCGAGGACGCCGATCGCGGGGAACAGCAGGGGCGTCTGCGCGAGAGTAACAAGGAGGCCCGACAGGTCCGCGCTCGACGACACGACGATGCCGAACGTGAACCCGAGGGTCGCGTCGGCGGACGTGAGCGTCGTCTCGACGTCGAACCGGGCGATCAGCGGGTAGCCCTGCCCCTTGTCGACGGCGCGCTGCCCGGCGAGCTCGATGACGTTCGGGCTCCCCACCGACGGGAGCCCGTGGGGGAAGCTCTCCAATCCGACGTAGAGCAGCCCCGCCATGTCGACACTGCTGGCGATCTTGAGGAAGCCGTCGCGGATCATCAGACGCTCCAGCCGCTCGGGTACGTGATCGGGGAGAGCGGGAAGGCTCCGCCGATGACGGGCATTGCGGTGACGGCCATGGCGGGCGCCGTCAGCTTGCCGGTGACGAGGTACCGCGCGCCGAGGTAGCGGTTCGGGATGAACCACTCGTTGCTCAGGTTGGCGTCCACCTTGACGAGCGCCTTGCCCGCGGTGAGCAGGGTGTCGTAGACCTGCCAGTAGTACGGCTGCGTGCCGGTGCCGGTGATGTCCACCGCGATGCCGGCCGCCGCGTCCTGCGGCGTCAATGCGAGCTTGAACGTCGAGGTCGATGCGACGATCGCGTAGTAGACCTGACCGGCCACCAGCGTCGGCGTCGCCGCCGGCAGCACGCCGGCGCCGCTCACACTGAGCACGATCGGCATGCCCGTCTCCAGACCATGCGCCGTGGTCGTCAGGATGTCGGTCGCAGCCGTCGCCGCCGTGCGACGCGGCATGCGCAGCGGCACCGGGCCGCTGGTGCCGATCACCTGCAACGGGCGGTTCGTCTCGGCGAGCGTGCTCAGGTCGCCGACGACGATCTGGCACTCGACGGTGGGGTGAACCGTGAGCGAAATGCTCGTGCCGTCCGACGTGAACAGGGCATCGGCGACGCCCGACTTCGCGACCGCGAGCGTCGTCGAGATCTGGAAGGTGTTCGCCGTCGGGTTCGTCACGAAGTAGATGCGGCCGAACTCCAACCCGGTCGGCGCCGTGGTGCCGTCGAGGGTGACCATGTCACCGACGAGGAGCCCGTGCGCATTGAGGGTGAAGAGGTCCGTCGCGTTCGTGGCGGAGAAGCCCGCCGTTTGCTTGTCGTACGCGGCGGTCGGCGTCACGTCGACCGTGAACACCATGCCGAAGGGGTAGCCCGGCGCGATGTCCTTGCGCGCGAGCAGGTCGATCACGTTCGTCGACACGGCGGACGCGGTCAGCGTCTGCGCGGCCGAGAGCTTGTTGAAGGCGTCTCCGAGCATTGTAGTTTCCTCGTTGTGCGGGGGTTGGCCGCCCCGTCACCGGGGCGGCGCGGGGTCAGACGAGCGCCGCCTCGGTGTTGAGGATGCGGTCGACGCACCGGATCGGCACGCCGAGGAAGTCGAGCCAGCGGTAGGGGCGACCGAACTGCGTCGCGCCTTCGCGGATCGTCACGACGTCTTGCGAACGGTCGAGGCCGATCTTGGCCAGCGCGGAGTGGGCGCGCCGGTTCATGTAGAACACGCGCGAGCCGCTGTCGTCCGGCAGCTTGTAGATCGCGTCGATCATCGCGTAGATCAGGCTCGTCGACGCGGTGATCGCCTGCGTGCCGGTGCGCGCGACGAGGTCGGACGTGTCGACGTTCGCGATGCGCGCCGCGCTGCGGTAGTCGCGCTGCACGAGGCCGCAGTTCCAGATGTACTGAGACACCAGGGCGGCCATGCGGCTGCCGTCCGAGAACTGGATGATCTGCCGGCCGTGGTTGACCGACTGCAGACCCGCCGGCGACCCCTTGCGGTAGACGCCGAACATGTTGTCGCCCCACTGCGCGAGATACACCGAGGTGTTGTCGGAGCCGGTGCCGCCGCAGTTGATGACCTGCGGGTGCGCCAGGGCCGCCATGCGCGTCGCCAGGCCGTTGAACTCCTTCTGCGACGACCGGACGTTGCCGTAGATGAGCAGGTCGGTGAGCTTCTGCTCCAGGCTCTGGATGAACGCCTTGTCCTCCGCGGCGCGGAAGGCGGCCTCGTTGCCGTTGAGCTGCGCCTCGGCCTCGTCGACCTCGCTCCAGGCTTCGATGATCGACATGCCCTCGGTCTGCTGCGCGACGGCGGACTTCGTCGTCGCGACGCCTTCGTTGAAGTCACGAAGCGACGCGGTCGGCAGCGTCGTGCGGACGCTGAACTGGTGGCCGGTCGGCAAGTTGCCTTCCTGCCACGGGAGATCCATCAGGATCTCGTTGCGCTGCGCGAGCAGCTCGATGACCGGCGCGACCCGGCCGTTCGGGTCCATCATCTTCGCGAGGTCCGCGAGGGTGAGGCGGGAGGTAGACAGGACAGCCATGGTGCTCGGTTCCTAGTGTCAAGGCTTGTCGTAGGTCGCCGCGAGGCGAGCTACGGGGTCGCTCAGCGTGACCGGCGCCGGATTGCCACCGGGCACGACCTTCGTGTCCGGCGTCAGCCGTCGACCGATCTCGGCCAGCCACTGCACTACGGCTTTGTGGCGACCGAGGCCCGTCCCGCCGTCGGCGGTCGAGCCAAGCAGTTGACGCAGTTCGGGGGAGCCGATCGCGAGCGCCTTCTCGGCGAGCGCGAGCGTCTCCGGGAGCTTGCCGCCGATCGTCGGATCGGCCTGCAGGTCGCGCTCCCACCCCTCGGTCATCGCCTTGATGTTCGCCTGCGTCTGCGCTCGCAGCGCGGGCGACACCTTGTCGACGATCTTCTGCGCGGCGTCTTGCGTGAGGTCGAGCTCGCGGAAGACATCGGTCATCGCCGCAGCGACGCCGTCGCCCACCTGCAAGCCTTCCTCGGAAGCCTTGAAGGTGTACGACTCCGGGGCGTTCTTCGTCGGAACTGCCTCGCCGGTGCCTTCGGTTGCTTTCACCGATGCGTCGGGCTTTGCCTCGACCACCGGCTCCTTGCCCCCTGCCGTCTGCTGTTGCGGTGCCGGGTTTCCCGCGTCCGCCGTGGCGACGGGCGCGTTCGGAACCGCAGATGCCGGCGCGGTGCCGGCGGAGGGGGGCGCTGTCATTCGGTCACTTCTCCATGCGGGTCCGCCCGCCGGCGCTCATCGAGTCGCGCGGCACGCTCCCGCAGCATCGTTTCCCACAGCTCGGGGCATGCTTCGAGGATCTCGTTCAGCAACCGCAGGCCGACACCGCGGGCGCCTTCGAGGAAGGCGCTCGCGCGGTCAGAGGCTGCGTCGAACGTGAGCCGGAACACCCCCGCGCGCTCGATCTGCTGCATGGCGAACCATCGACCAAGTTCGCCACCAAGCAGGCGCTTCAACCGATCGAGCTCGACGGCCCGTTGACGACGCTGCGCGGCACGCTCTTCAGCGGTGGCGCGGGCGTTCGCCTGGAGATCCGTCGGGTCGATCACGCCCGGAGACTAGCTAGCCCCCTCCGAGTCAAGGGTCCAACCGGCTAGAATCCCAAAGCCACCCACGGGGCGAGGGTCGTCGCGCCCTCGATCGTGAACGCGGTCGGCGTGCCGAGGATCGTGCTTGGACGCTGCGCAACCGAGGCTTGCACGCCCACCTGCAGGTCGTCGGCGATGGACTGCGCGCGCACGACGCCGGCCGTCGTCGCGCTGTTGCCGATCACGACCCACACGTCCTCACCGGCGGCGATCAGCCTCCCCGCGGAGACGCTGACGAGCACCGTCTTTTGCCCCGTCGAGTTGATGACCGCGGACACGTCGCTGTAGCCGAGCACCGTGAGGCTCGGGTTGGTGCCGACGTTGACGCCGCCGATCGCCACCGCGACCTCGGCCCAGGTGATCGTCGCCGCGGCGGTGGTGACGCGGAGCCGGACGCGGACCTGCGAGAGCGCGTAGGGGGCCTTCCCCAGGTAGACCGCGAAGCACGAGCCCGAGGTGAGGGTCTTCGTCGCGGTGAGGTTGTTCGTCGCGAAGTGCGGCGCCCGTACCCACGAGGGGACCGGCGCCACGGTCGACACCGCGCATTGGCGCTGCCCGTTGGCGTCGATCTTCACCCACCCCTCGGTGTCGGTGAAGTGCAGCGACTCATCGAGGGCGAGCGTCGCGCTGATGAACTCCCGCGACGACCCCGAATTGTCCTTGCGCACCACCACGGCGTTCGCTGCCGCGTCGGTGTTGCGGATCGTGATACCCTTGATCTGTCGCGACGTGCTGGCGCCCGGCGCCGCCACGATGGTCGTCGTCGTCGCCGTGGTGATCGCGCCGTCGCCGCTGCCCGGCGTGAGCGCGCTGGTCGTGATGTCAACCCACGACACGATGTAGTCGACCGCGCCGGCCCCGCCGGTGACGACCTCGACCGATTCGCCTGTAGTCGTGAGGAGGATCATACGCGCAGTGACACCGTGGCCCGCACGGTGGCGATGTCGGCGCCGCCCCCGCTGCCGCCGAGCGAGGCCGCGTCGATGAAGTCGAGCACGTCCTGCACGGTGCCGGTTGCCCCCAGCAGGTTGCCCGTCCACGGCGGCGAGATCGGGACGACGTCAGATGCGAGGTGCCCGTGGACCGCGTCCGCCTTCGCGGCGACCGCGTCCGCGTTCGCCGCGACCGCCTCTTCGGTCGACGCGGCCTGCGAACGCAGCCGCTTGATGTCCCGCTCCTGCTCCGCGAGCGAGCGAGCTACCTCGCGGTCGATCATGCGACGGGCTTCGGCACCGTGCCGTGCTTGATGCGGGACAGGACGCGCGACGCCGCGGTGCCGGCGACGCCGGTGCCGAGGCCGACTTCGTAGACCTCGGCGCGCGACGGCATCTCGGCGACCTTCGCGGTCACCGACGACACCGCATCGGTGAACGCGAGCATCTTCGTCTGCACGGCGTCGCCGAACGTGCCCGCCTTCGCCGAGATCGCGGCGATGGCGTCGGCCAGGGTATGCACCGCGGTCGCCGTCGCGGTCACGGTGCCGTCGATGTTGTGCGCGGTGGCCTGGAGCTGCGCGAGTTTCTCCGGCGGCAACACCGGGGCGAGGGCCTCGATGAGCGCCGCCGCGGACGCACCGACGGCGGACACCGCCGCGATGGTCTGCTCGGGGGTGGCGCAGGCGGCCATCGCGAACAGCACGAGGGCGAACAGGAACAGGGTGATGGTGGTCTTCATCGTTTCTCGCGCAGCACGGTAATGAGCTTGTCCTCCCGCGCCGAACTCTCGGCGCGGTGCTCCCGCAGCAGGGTCGTCGTGGTCTCGTGGAACTGCTCGGCCTGCGTCCGGCTTGACTCGGCGAAGGTCGCCGCGATCCGCTCGTTGCTGGCGGAGACGTGCCGCAGCACCCACACCATGAGCCCGGCGACAAGGGCCGCGGCACCGCCGCCGGCGACGAGCTTCGCCCACCCGTCATCGACCATGTCGGCCGCGATGATCGCCGAGGACACGGGGGCGCCGACGAAGAGGAACGTGTGCAGCAGGGCAGTCGATCCGGCGGTCATCAGTAGGTCTGAGGGGCGGGGTGTTCGTAACCGGAGAACAGCGACATGACGTCGCGCAGCGCGCCGCTGTCCGGCGACGCGGTGGCGACGTTCTTCGCGGCGACCGATGTCTGCTGCGCGAGGGCCGCTTGCGCCTGCGCGCTCTGCGCGGCGATCTTCGCCTGCCGCAGCTCGTCGCGCTTGCGCGGGTCGCGGGAGATTCGCGACGTGACACCGAGCATGCTGTTGATCTCGGTCCAGAGCGCATCCGGGTCGAGGTTGTCGACGATGTCGGGCGCGAACTGCGCGGCCGCGCCGGCAACGGCGAGGCTGCGCTCGATCGCCGAGAGCCCGACCGCGCGTTGCGCCTGCGCCAGCGTGCTCGTGAACTCCAGCACCAGGTTGAGCGTCTCCAGTTCCGGGGGAGGCGGCGGCAGGGCGCCGATGTCGCGCAGCGCGCGGTAGGTGCGCTTGACGAGCGGCGCGAGCAGCTCGTTGTGCAGCCGCTCCAACACCGGGCCGAGCTGGATCAGCTTCTCTTCGTGCCGCTCGGCGACCTCGGTGGCGGTCATCCGCTTGTCGGCCTGCGCGAGCATCAGGAACAGGTCGGCGAAGAACGAGCCGCGGATGCGCTCGCGCACGTCCTGGATGTCCGTCAGCAGGTAGTCGAGGCGCAGCGGCACCTCGAACGCCGACTTGATCGCGGCCGGCGCGGTCCCGTCGTAGAACACGATGCCGCCCGGCGCCCAGCGCGATTCCTGCCCCTTCATCGTCGACGGGGCGAGCATCGGCGGCATGGTCTGGAAGTCGATTCCCTGCCCCTTGCGCAGTTGCTGGTGCTGAAGCTGCTTGATGTCGCCCAGGGCTTCCATGCCCGGGCAGTGCCCGTAGACGTCGCCGGCGGTCAGGCCCCACCGCGGCGCCAACACCGGGAACTCTTCGAAGCCCGACTCGTACAGCACGCGGTCCTCGTTGATGCCGACCTCGTAGTAGACCGAGGTCCAGGGCATGCTGCGGTTGTCGGTGGCGCCTGGCGCCCGGTCCCGCCGCGGCTCGACGACGTGCCGCACCTTGACGGGCTGCTGCAGCGCGTTGTTGGCGTGCAGGTCACGCACCCGCGCCGAGACCCGATCCAGCCCGAACTGGCCGACGAGCTCGGCGACCGTCAGCGCGAAGGTGCGATAGCAGGTGTTCACGACGCCCTTGTGATCGCACGCGAGCCGGTACTCGCCCACGGTGAAGGGCTGCAGGTGGATGACGTTCTCGGCGTCGAGCGTGAACAGGCACGCCGCGGTGCCGTAGGCGAAGAGCTCCTCGTACATGCCGTGCAGCACGCGGTAGGCATTCGACTTCGCCAGCGTCTGCAGCACGATCTCGGTAACGTCGTCGAGCCACCGGGTGACGGCGTAGCGGCGGTTCGCCTCCGGCCGGTTCGTGAGGAACCGAACCCAAGGCCGCGCGGGCGATGACGCGCCCGACATCATGCCCGCGCCACCGATGCGCACCGCGCGCATGCCGGTGTTGTCGTGGATCGCGTTGTGCCGCCGGTCGCCGCGGTTGCGTTCCGTCGGCAGGAACAGCCCGGCGCGGGGCATCAGGAACGTGTTGAGCTCGCGGTAGTGGGACAGCCACGACGAGTACTCGGCGTCGAGCGCCGCGCCGCGCTGATCCCACAACTGCACGCGGTTCGCGGTCGTCATTGCCCGAGGAGTTGATTGGCTCCGCCGAAGATGGTCGCCGGCGCGCGCAGCTTCTGCGCGTCCGCGAGCAGGCCGGCAATGTTCGGGGTCCGCTGCGTCGCGCGGGCCGTCGCCTCCTTCGCGTTGCGCTCCTGCTTGAGCGCGTCTTTCTCGGCGGTCGCCTGCGCGGCGCGCTGCATCTGCCGGGCCTTGCGTTGCGCGGAATCCTGCTGCACCGCTGCGGCGACCCCGGTGCCGGCGGACAAGACAGCGGCGGTAGCGAGTGCGGCTTCAGCCATGGTTCAACCTCTTCGTGTAGACGACTTCCAGCTCCAGCATGCGGCGCTTGCGCAGCACCCGCTCGAACAGCGAATCGCGCTTCGCATGCCACTGCACGACACCGGCGCCGCGGCGCGACGCCTCCGCCTCCAGTTCATCCATCAGCCGGTAACAGGTGCCGCCGCGCCGGTAGTCGGCGTGCACGAAGATCGCGCAGGCGCTCGCTACCATGTCGTCGGCGTAGGGGCACGGCGTCACCGTGGCGAGGGCATAGCCGATGAGCCGGTCGCCCTCGACGCGCGGATCGAACGCACCGAGCGCGATCAGCACGCCCGAGCGTTCCATCGCACGGAACAGGTCGCCGCGCACATGCAGCGGGGCCTCGATGCCCACGCGCGTGTCCCGGTAGTGCGCGCGGAACAGCGCGTCACCGTGCGCGAGCAGCTCGTCGACCGTGGCGGGGCGGATCATCGCCGCGGAACCCTACCACCGGCGCCCCGGAGTCAAGGGTCCAGGACCGAATACGGGTCGTGCCCTGCGCGGGATTCCGGTCGCCGGTCTGCCCGCGTCACGTGCGGGTAGCCCGCCGGCAGTTCCAACACCTTGCGCCGCTTCGGGGTCACCATCAGCGCGAGGATCGCCGCGGTGGCGTAGTCCGGCGAGCGGCCAAGGGTCTTGATGATGTCGTCGCGGCTCTGCACCTTGATCGTCTGCCCCGGCAGGGACCACTTCGGCGCGGTGAGGTCCGCGAGCAGGCGCTGATGCGGCGGCAGCATGATGCCGGTATTCCGGTTCGGGTCGAGGGCCTCGCGCATGCGCCACCAGAGCAACGACCGCAGGTTCGCGAACTGCATCCGCCCCGTCAGGTCTGTTGCGTTCGGCACGAGCTCGCCGAACTGGACGCCGATCACCTGGAGCTGCAGCCCCATCAGGAACCCGTAGGTCATCGCGCCGACCCCGAACAAGTCGAGGTGGATCACCGCCTCGTCGCGCAGCGCGGCGACGACGTGCGCGGCGCTGCGCGCGCCATCGGGCACCGCGTGCCCCGGGTGCGCAATCGGCTCCGCGAACCACCAGCCGTGCCGCGCGATGATGACGTGCTCGTCGTCGCCGCCCATCGCGATGTCGACACCGAGCGTGTCCATCGGCGGCAGCTTCGCCGGCTTGCGCCAACGGGCCATCGCGGCCTCAACCCACGCTGTCGGGATGACCTGGAATGCGTCGTCCTTGAGCCCGGCGCGGAAGTCGCCGTAGAGCATCTGCGACCTCAACGGCTCGGGCAGCGCCTGCAACACACGCATGTAACCCGTGCCGGCAAGGAACGGGTTGTCGGTGACGCGCGACGGGATGAACGTTCGGCTCTGCGGCCGGATGACGTCTTCCGGCTGGTAGCGTGCGGGATCGAAGTCGTAGTGCCGGGAGCGACCATCAGGGCCGAGCACGAACGGCCGCGCGTCCGGCACCTCGATGTCGACACCGGCCACCGTGGCGAACCATCTCAGCTCGCCCGGCAGCGCCGGCTTCGGGTGCTTCGGGTCGAGCCACGGCGCGAAGAACTGGAGGATCCACCGGCCTTCGGGCCTGTCGGGCGGATTGAACGTGAGCACGGCGCGCACGCGCTGCTCGGGGTCGGTGCTGCGGTTCCACGCGAACAGGAAGCGCACCTGCTGCTCGCGCATGTTGCTCGCCTCGTCGAACGCGAGCAGGTCGTGCGGACGGCCGCGAAACTTCTGCTCGTCGCCGAGGTCCGGGAACGCGCCGAGCTCGACCTCGCACGCGACCCCGTCGGGGCGCACGAACGAGAACGCGGCGTCGCGGCCGTTGTAGTCCGCAGCCTCGCCGGTGACGGCCTGCAGGTGGCTGCCCTCGCCGAGCATTTCGCGCAGCCGGCCGCGGATGCCGACGAGCTCGGTGCCGGTCTCGCGGAAGATGATCGCGCGCTGATGCCTCGTCGTTGCGAGCCCGCACACAAGGTCCGACTTCCCGCCGCCGCCTGCGCCGCCGTAGCCGACGACGTCGGCTTCACTCTCAACGGCGAGCGTCTGCGGTCCCGGCAACGGGCGCCAGATTTCGCGGTCCGCGTCCACCAGAGCCTCGACCTCCGCGCGCTCGGCGGGCGACAGGCCGCGCAGCAGCTCGCGAGGGTCGGCGGTCACGCGCTGCCGTCACCCGGCGTCGCACGTCGCCACCCGCCGGCATGCAGGATCGCGGCGATGCGCGCGGCGCGCTCCGTGTCGCTCATGCGGTGCTTGCTCACCGCCATGTCGATGTCGACGACGTCGGCCTCCTTGCCGCACAAGCGTTCGATGAGCAGCTTCGCCGCGGTGACGTCGCCGCCCGTCGCCGTGCGCAGCAGTGACTCATACACACGCGCGAGGGCTTCCTCGACGGGCTCCCCGCGTTCGGCCGCGAACTTGGTGACGATCGCGCGGAAGTCGAAACCCTTCGGGCGTCCGCCAAGCGTGTGCCCCGGCAGATACCACCCGCGCTCGTCGCGGGCACGCGGCACCCCGTCGCACACCTGCGCTAGAAACTCGCGATCCTCCACACTGCGCTGCTTAGACACGGCCGATGCTCCTCCCCTGTGCTCGTCGCTGATAGAGGCACACGCGCTTCACATACGAGTAAGTCACCCGCACCCCGGCCTCGCGCATCGCCGCCACGACCTCCGCGTAGCGCATCCCGCGATACTCGTGCAGGTCCCGGATCTGACACACCTGCGCATCGGTGAGCCGCGCACGCGGATGCCCCTCGCCAATGCGCCACCCGGCTTCATTGTGCTCGGGCTCCGTCATCGCGCGGCGTGCTCCCCGCATTTCACCACCGCCGGCGGGAACGCCCAACCGCCAGGCGCGATGCCCTGCGTCCCGTCGGGCGCCTGCACCGGGGT